TGTACGAGAGTATGTCTGTATTAGTGGACGTATCAGTGATGCTATGTTCATGCTTGGCTCTGATACAGGAGCAGACTTCTCTTGTATCACTCGGCCAATAGAACGTACACCAAGGCTATCGACAAACAGATGGTCAGTACCGATGTTACACATAGCGTCTTGATTAACCAGTCCAACATCTCGAATCGCGTCCTCAAGTTTTAACCCCTGCTCTCCAGATGGGTCGCCCTGTGCGCCCGAATAAATAAGAATAGACTTGCGGCCAAAGATAACAAGGAAGCCGTTGTGTGCTGCTATCCCTGTAATAGTGTCTTGACCGTCAGGCCAATACTCCGCAACGTCTATGATTCCCGCTGTGTTTTGATCGTCGTCCATGACAGAGTTGCCGTCATACCAGCGATGACCTTGCAGCATGTCTGAGAAGTACACGGTCTGGTAATCATCATTAACCCCAGATACCCATAACCTGCCGTATGCAGCGCAAGCAATGTCACCATCAATAAACTCTGCTAGGATCTCGCCTTCCTGTTGTGGCGGGAAGTAATTGCTTGTCTCGCTTAACTTTCTAGCGTCATTGCCGTCCCAGACCATGACCTCTTCGCCCTTGGAAAAGACATAAGCCTCGGCGTTTAAGACAACGATAGCTGCGTTAGTCAGTCCATTAGCCGGGCGAATATCCTCAATGATCTTGAGCTCATCACCCTCCTGATAGAAGCCCACATAAGCTTCGTACTGAACGTCAGCAACAGGCTTAATGGTATCTCCCATCGTTCCTCTAAACTTCTTCTTGCGAAGATACGGACTGCCCTCGCCCATCAGCCCAAAGGTTGAGTCAACTTTAATCCCACCTTCTACCCGGAACCCGTTATATTCAGCATTCTTAAACTCAGCTTCACCGAACTCTGCGGTATAGACGTTGCGTGGTGCATCCTCTCCCTGTAACTGACATAGGCGAACGATGTCATAGGTATCACTACCCCCATCGTATTTACTAATGAGATCTGCGAACGCTTCTCTACACGCCAACCTGCCTACACGATCAATCACGGCGTTGTCTGCCCTAAGAGCAAACTCCGTAGAGGCTTGAAAGGGGCTGATCTCTGAGCTCAATCCTTCAGAGCCGGGCGATCTAACAGATAACTGGCGTAACTGTGATGCCATTTATATACCCTCCCAAAGATATTCCCCGCGAGAATTGGATACGTCCCACGATATAGCGTCAGACATATAAGACCTAGATAAACCAAAGAGCTCTTGTGAGGACTGACCACCTACTTCGCCTCGCTCTCTTGAGGCTAGTGCAAGGGCGTAATAAAGAACGGCTTGTGACGGTAGCTCAATGATGTCCTCGCTCTCGCTAGGTACGCCAGCCATCTTGTAGCCCTCAGCAACAATCTGTAGATCCGATACTGGAAGCCCAGAATATTCAGCTATTCCATACTCTGATATACCGTACGCTGATGCTCCGGCGGCTGAACTCAGATACCGCTCATCCGGGTAGGGCCAAACCTGTATAGCTGCATTGCCATCACGCATCTGTGATACAGAGAAACAACTAGGGCTACCATCACTAAACTTCTTTCGTGCAAGATCCCGCTGATTAACTTCTCTAAGCTGCCGCTCTGTACTGGCGTAGCGTAGTGAATAGATCTGTGCCTGTCCTGACGGAATGCTCAAGGTGTAAACATTAACCTCGGGCTCTAGGTCAATAACCCACATCCTTCTGCTTGAGTTCCATGTATGGGATTTCTGAACAAAGGTGTATGCGTCTTGAACAAACTTAGCCACCAGCTTCTGCTGAGGCTCATTCTCCTTATCGCCAACATTCTCTATCTCATCCTCCCGCATACGGATGAGCACTTCATTACACATATCTCTGTAGTTCACGATAGTAGTCCTTCTTCTGTCATCTGCCTTTTAGACATGGCGAACTCAGGTGCTTTCCCTGACGCCGTTAGCAATCCATCAATATTGTTATAGACTCGATCTCGAGACTTCTGCCACCTTGAGGGCTTTGAGTAGCCATAAAGGGGCGTCCAGTAAGGGTTGTCGCTGCCGTCATCTCCAGTAAGTAGGCCGCCATTGCTGCCATCACTGCTACCACCGCCAGCCGCCAGCAACAAAGCAGCAGCCGCTTCTTCTGCACCGAGCTCTGGCACTGTCCCGCTAGGGCTCTCTGGCAATGAATCTATTTGCTGGCTTTCACTGATTTGCTGGTTGTCTGTTGCTTCTTCGGTGTTCTCACCTTGCAGTGCCGCAATAAGCTGATCCATGAATGGGTCGTTCTTAGCACCGGGAAGCACCGTGTTCTCGTCAATAGCTCCGGTAGCAGGATCAACCTGCAATTGATCTTGTTGCTGCTGCTGATAGTTAATAATGAAGGGGCTATTAAGGATCTCTTCTCGCTGCGCCTCACCCATCTCGTTAATCTGATCTATTGTTTCCGCAGATACTTGGATAGCACTCCGAGTACCACCAACATTATTACCCTCATCGTCTTGAGTAGCGTTAGTTTGATACGTTAATAAGCCTTTAGAGAACTCGCCGGGTTGCCAGAATGTACTTCCAAACATCTCTGAATCACCGCGAGGATTGTCTGCCCACGAATAGTTCTCCGTGAGACTGCCGTACGCTGAGATTTGCTGTGCAAGACCGGGGTTATCTTCGGGTAGGAATCCGTACTGGCTTTTAAATTGAGCCGAAGCTGCTACATCCAAAGCTGTACCAATCGCATTGCCAACCTGTGTGTCTCCAGCCCAATCAGTAAACTGGCTAAGGAGACCATCAGGGTTAGTGTTGTCTACTCTATTTACGTAGGTATATCCATCTACATTACCCCCTTCACGACTAACGCTATAAATACTTGCCGGGTCGTAACCTTTCTCTATGAGCTCTGCGTTCGTTAGATAGTTACCTTGAGCGTCTTGGAATAGCTCTGTTCCGTTAGCGTAGCCAAGAATGCTGTCCTTAAATCCTGCAAGCCCCGATATATCCATCTCAGGTATTGCTGATATAAGACCACCCTCGCCAATTAGCGATCCAAAGTTAGTCTTATTAACCATTGGATTAGCCATCGCTATGTCATATAGCTGGCTCTCTGTTAAAGGAATGTACCCGTCATAACTTCCATGATTGGCCCGGTAGTCTGCTTTGTGTTTAGCAGCTTCAGCAGCCATCAGTGCTTCGGGCGTGTTGTTCGATATGGCGTCCCAAGTATTCTTAATAGAGTTAATGCCGCCAGCTTGAAGCCCAGCTATCAAGGCGCCTTGCGCGTCGATGTCGCCAGTCTGAAGCACACCACCGACAAGGCTGTTTGTGCCGCCACCAACAAAGCCACCTGCAAAGCTTTCGGGGGTAAGTCCCATCTTGTTTGAGAGCATACCGCCCGGGTTGAGTCCGCCCATCAAAGCACCAACCGCTATGGATCTAGGGTCTATGTCACCCTGTAATGCACCTCCTGCAAGAGCACCTAACCCGCCCTGCACTGCCCCTGTTCCGAAGCCACTTGTTATCCCTAAGCCCCCAGAAACCATAGGAGCAAAGCCAGCACCTAGACCACCCGCAGCCGTAGCAATGATTCCCGCCTTAACAAGATCCTCTGCGCCCATGCGTTCTGCTACATAGGTGCGTATATAGTTGTTACCTGACCACTCGTATATGTCACCGTTCTCAGCGGTAATCTTCTGCTGAATACCATAGGCGTTCATCAAGGCTTGGTTTTCGTCAGAGCTCACCCATGAGTTGTAGCCTGACTGCCTAGCATTAGCATCTGACTGGCGGTTATCGTTGACCTGACTCTGATTGCCGTTATAAGCGAGATCACCGGCACCCTCATAATCACTAACACGTTCTGCTGCCGTGCGATTATCAACGCCTGTAGCGTCCCACCAGTTCTGAGCGCCCAGCATCTCATTGGCTTCACCCATGTAAGCCATGTAGTTATCAAAGCTACCGAACGTAGACTGTAGGTATTGGTCTTGACCGTACTCCCCCTCAAGCTGTGAGCGTGTCATTTGACCGCCATAGTTCTGAGGTGAATTAGATTGGTCTATCTCTTGACCACGACCGGGCATCTTATCGTGGCTATAACCCCCACCATAAAGTCCCGATACCTGCTGTGATCGTTCTGTGTCAGAGATAATGTTATACATCACCTCCGCAACAGCCTGATCTTCGTCAGTAGTCAACATGCCAGCCATTTAACAGCCTCCACCAAAGGTTAGTGTCTCTGCACACTGAGTCACTTCAACTTCTTCGCCATCAATAACTACTGTGACACGCAGACCTGCACCTAGCAGCGCCTCAATGTCCTCTAGGGACACGTTCGTACCGTCTGTTGTCGTGTAGGTAGTCTCGTTATAGCTGTCTGTCACGGTGCTTACAGAGCTTGATTCAGTGGTTGTTGAACTTGTTGAACTTGTTGTCGTTACTGACTGATCCATGTCATTCCCTACGGTTGTGTAATCCCCACCTACGCTGATTGAGCTTTGTGAAAGACCTGCTGTTGCCATGTCTGTCACCGACCGCATAATGTCTGCGTCTGCTGCACTGTCGCCTAAAGCTACTAGTGCCGCGTTGTCGCTGTTGTTCTTGCTAACAGAGGCTTGATAACCGGCTACTGCTACCGTAGAAACGGCCCCAATCAGTGCAGGAGCAATGGCCTTCGTCAGTTCTACGGCTTCATTCTGCTCTCTATGAAGCTGAACAATCGCTCCAGAGGAATCCGCTTCCTCTTTAACTGACGATATCGCCAGTGCAACCGCAATAGCATCTGCCGAGTCCGGGGCGTTTCTTGCAACCTCTGCCATAGCCGCATATAGAGCGGCCCTCGCCGCAGCGTCAGCTTTTCCTTCTTCAGTTCGTCCAGATACCTGTGCTCCAATGATTTGTACTTGTGCATCCCTGTAGTCCTGCTTTTGTTCTGCCGAAGTGCAGCCTGTAAGGTAAATCCCCATCGCTACTGCCAATGCTGTCTTTTTCATAATCAAACAACCGCCTCTATTTTCTTAACAGTAATTCCTGCGTAGCCACCACCGGTATACCTGTTGTAGTTACTGCCATCAGCAAGATTCCATTGGGCATCCATTACTAATGACTGACCATTTTGTATGTAGTCATAAATAGTTTGAGTTGTCGTAAAGGTAGGGCTGCCCGCCCAGCTAGCTCCAGCTTTCTCATGGCAGACGACTTTCGAGGCTCCTGCTGCGGGCTGACCGTAGAGCTTGTGTCTAGGAGTACCATCAGTCCAATTGGGGGACTTTGAGTTTATCTGGAAGGTAATCTTAATCTTGCAGCCAAGAGCACTTTGAGACACCTGCCAGTTCTTAACCGCAAATTTCATCTCCATCTTGGGATTTAGAATGCGCGTCTGAGCACCTGTGTCTTTAGCAGTTACCACCAGATTGCCCTTCATGGGTGCGTCCATTCTGGTGGAGGTGCTTGCAATGTTATCGGGGCTAGCTGGAGCAGTGTGAGCATTCTGCGTAATCCGTAGAGAGGGCATTAGCCACGAGGGTGGAGTGCCTGTCCCATCCCAAATAACACTGGGTTGCCCCGGAGGTGGCCCAGACGCCTTGCCGTAAAAGTCCGAAACACTCATGCGCCCACTTGCAGGAATTCCAGACGCTGCCCCGTAATACGATGAGAACGTATTGCCCTTACTAAACTCGCCTTTAATCTGACTCATCGACAAAGTGCCCGACGAAGGCAGACCTCGGGGGCTGATTATTATGTCGCGGATCTTGACCATTAACCCATATCCTCGATGGCCTGTCTTAGCTCGTCTATCTCTTCTTTCTGGCTCTTAGCAGTCTCTATCAGATAGCCAACCAACTTGGGATAAGCAACGGATAAGTAGCCATGATGGTTTGCGACAACTAACTCAGGGGCAACTTCAGCCATCTCTTGCGCGATCACACCAGAGCTACTTTCGCCAGTCTCTTTTAGTGTGTAGCTAACCCCTCGCATACCGTAAACCTTCCTAGGGTCAAGCGTTTCTACTTCGCCTTTAAGCCTTTCGTCTGACGTTATCGTGAAGTCTGTAGCTGTTAGCGTTCCAGCTATTGATGAGTTTCCACTGAGAGGGACATAAGAGTGCGTGTGACTTGCTGGAGCGTAACTACCCGCAGCCTGAGCGCCTACATCGGTATAAGTAAGAGTGACTGCACCCGTCTTGCCATTAACTGAGGATACTGGAGCTGCCGGTGCTGGTGTATTCCACTTAGCTATGTCTGCTGTTGATATAGATTTAACATGAGCCGGTACGGTCGGGTCTGTCTCTGCAAAGTTAGTGACGCCAGTTTCAAGATCAGTAATGTTGTTGTTGATCTCGGTGATCTCGTTGTTAATCGACGCAATGTCACCCCTGTTTGTCGAGATACTGTTTGTGTTGCCTGCAACATCAAGCTTCAGTCCGTTGAATTCTGTAAGATCTGCGTACCATGTATCTACCTCAGCACGATCAATGCTCACCACGGGTACGGCAGCTACCGAGTCATCAACATCAATGCCTGTTCCCGCACCAACCGCCGTTACCGAGCTAGAGGCTAAGTCACCCAGTAAATACCATCGGCCTTTTGTTTCTGCCCAGCCAACAAAGTTACCCGCATTAACAGAGATTCCCGCAATCCCTGTCCACTCGGACGCAATAACACCATCATCATTGGCAATGTAAAGGTCACCATCGCTAATGGCCTCTGGGTATACGGATGAGTCAGTGAGATCAAGCCCTCCCTTGAATGTCAGAGCTGTCTCAATAAACGCAAAGCTTGTCGCTTCCCATAAAGCACCGTTGAAAATAAGCAGGTCATCCCTAACGGCGTCCTCGCTATTAACGTCCTTTAGTTGGTCAGTAATAATGCCCGTTATCTCTTCACCGTCACCATGAAAGGTAACTGCGTGTATCTCATCAGCATTGATCTCTGCCGCAAGGATGTCTGTCGCTACAAGCTTAGGAGTCTCTAGGGTGCCAGTCATCACATCCCCCTTGAGCTCAACCCAGTGGCCTTCAAGCTCTCCCTCTACCTCAGTAATCTCTTTAGCAATGGCCTCAAACTCTTCCATGAGTTCCCAGCCCATGACCTTCTTGTCGGGGTCTCCTACGTCTAGGCCATCCTTTCTTCGATAGTCGTGCTTAGGCTCTTTGTAGCTCATGACTAGCTCTCCAGAAATTGCTTCAAGGACGCTGTAATTCCCTGCTTTAACTCATCAAGATCCGTTGCTTTGCTAACCGCGTCTGTTATTGCGGATGCCATTGCTGCTCTGCTTGAATTTAGTTGGGCAAGGTTTACTGCGTGGTCGTTATATTGGCCGTTGCCAAGCCCAGCAATGATGTTTCCTTCCATCACTATGGATGCACTGCCGACATTACCGCGCCCAACAATCATTCCTCGGTGCAGGAAAAGGGTTCCCCCCACTGCATCGTTGTTGTCAGGTTTTCCATCGTCCACGGTATAGCCAATGTAGGTATCCCCAACGATCACATGCTGGTCATCGTTAGAGTTCCCAAGTTGCGTGTCGCCTGTACTCGATAGGGAGTTGTCCTCAACCCATTTCTTACTGACGGCACAGGTATCTGAAGTCGGGTCACCCAGATCAAAGATGATATTGCCTTCCATGCCGATACTGGCGTTACCCTGATTGCCTCTACCAACAATCACGCCTCTGTTTAGGAATAAAGTGCCGCCAACAGTGTCGCTATTGTCCGGCTTGTCGCCATTCTCTGTGTATCCAATGTAAGTATCGCCAACGATAAAGTGTTGGTCGTCGTTGCTATCACCGATAAGGGTGCTTGTTCGCATAACAACGCCTTGGGCAGTGTTAGGGACTACCTTAATTAAGCTGGTTGTCGCCCAGTCAGCGCCATCCCAGTACGTTAATTGTCCCTCTGACTCGCCTACAGGCAGTCCATCACCCGGAGTTGTACCCGGCAGGTGTCCGTTTTCATCCCGCATCTCTTCAAACGTAGCGCCAATAGCATCGAACTCAACTTGAAGCTCATAGCCCATAATCCGCTTCTCGGGATTTCCAGCCTTTAGGCTGTCTTTGTCGCCATACTTAACTATTGACTCGTTATAACTCATTGCATCTCTCCGAAAAGAAGGGGGCTCCGAAGAACCCCCGTAGTTTTTACCCTTGAACCCAGATCTGCACACCACACTCAGGACGGTATGTATCAAAACCGTAGAGCATGTCGGCAACCATAAGGTCAGCAAGGTATTCAGCTTTGTATTGAGTCTGAGTCCTGATGGACATCTGCTCGGCAAGTACCAAAGCGTCTGTGTGGAACAACAAGCAAGGCTTCTCGCCCGCTGCGTTAGCGGTCAAGTTAGTGCTGGTATAGATGTCTACACCGTAGAGCTCACCGATCTTGCCGTTGACAACGCCACGACCATTCACGAAGTCAGAGGAAACATAACGATCAATTCCCATTATAGAATTTCTCGCACTCGGAGTAATTACCAGCTTGCGTTGATCCATAGGGACGTCAGCATCGTCGAGCAATTGGATTGCATCTCGGAATGCTTGGTCACAGAACTCAAGCGCGTTGCCTTCAACGTGTGGGTCAGCAGACGAACCGGGGTTTCCACCCAGAGAGTCGATAGCATTGTCCCATCCGTTAGAGGCAGAGATCAGGTCAGAGTCAACCTTACGTGCCAAAGCGTAGCCAGCGTCTTGAGTGTAGAAACGACGAAGGCTGGTAAGAGCCTGCTTTTCTACGATGTCCTCAATAAGCTTTGAGAACTCCCAGTGCTGATCTACAACAATGATCTTCTCGCCTTCAGTAGCAGCGGCTAGAGTGACCTGAGTCTCTGCAACCTTTGCACTGGCCTCGCCACGGGTAGGCATAGGGATGTGCATCGTGTCACCCTTCTTGCCAGCCATCTTGAGCTGACGAACGAGAGGCTTCATTACGATAGACTTCTCGTACTCTGCAATGATCTCATCACTCCATAACTTAGGAATGAATGTCGCTGCGGTTGTGGTAGTAACGGCGCTACCTGTCGCCCATGCTGCATCTAATGCCATGATAAATTTCCTTTTAAGAGGTTATCCCCTCACTCGGCCCTCAGCGTATGCCTTCATAATTTCGGGCTGATTCGCTTCGTACCAATCGGGGTCAGCTTTTGCTTTTCGACGTAGCTCCGCACCATTAACAATCTTGCGTGAGCTCCCGCCTTCTGGGTTTGATGATGGAGAGCCTGTACTGGCGCTCTTCACCGCACTTTTCCTAGCCTTGCTACCCGCTTCCTTTGCAGTGTTTGCCATGCCCTTGATGTCTTTAAAGTTAGAGATCAATTCGTCAGCAGCTTCTACAGAGAACATCTGATCGGCTTCGTAGTGCAGCCGTTGTCGAACAGGAGTTGCTTGCGCCCAAGTCTTAAACTCTTCCGAGTTCACGATCTCAGCCATATCGCTATGCTTTGCAACCAACGCCTGTACTCCAGCATCACGCTTCATCTGTGCGGTAGCCTGTTTAAACTCTTTGATGACTTCGTGATTCTCAATGGAGCTATTTACTGCTGCCTTGGGATCAGTGAAGTAATCAACATCGGTACTAGGTTCCTCCGGTTCGGGTTGTGCAACGGGAGCACGTTGAACTTGTTGACGGAGAGCTGCCAGTTCGTTCCCTTGTCGGGCCATCACCTTCTCTAGCTCCGAGTGCATCTTGGCTACATCCTTTATGGACTTGCCTTGATAGGTCGGTGCTAACTCTTCTTCGGGCTCCACTGCTTCAACGGGCTCAGGCTCTAAGCCTTCCATCGCTGGTTCTGCGGTCTGTCCCTCGCCTACGCCTTCTGCGTTCTCTTCGTTCTCAATCCACTCTGCCATTGTTCCGCTCCTAAAAAGGTCTGTCGGATAAGTTGTGAGGACTCGTTAGAGCTACCCTCGTTAGTCAGATCATACTATCTCCCCGGAAATGGAGACAGATAGATCTATTGCAGCAACGAACTCACTTCTTCCGTTGCCCCAAATTGCTGCTCTGCTTGAAAGCACATGTCTTGATACATGGCTATCGAGCGTAGCGTTGCTAATCGTCCCTTCTGAAACCAAAGGTCGTCAGCGTCTTTACATAAATCCAGTGAGCACTCATCTATCTGCTCCTCGATCTGCCTACAGAATGATTGCCAGCCCTTGTTCATAAACAACTCACGGGCTTCATCCATTTCTTGTTCTGACATTTCAATAATCATTGTGGTGTTACCGCCTTGTTAGCGACCTTGCGCTTAGGCTTTGACTCAAGCTTTTTCACGCGCTCATCAAGTCGAGTTAGGATCTTGTTAAGATTCTCAATCATTGCTTCATGCTCTTTCTTCTTAACAAACATGATTACCCCTTCCTCCTAAAGCATTGAAAGATGACTTCATAGGCTAAATTGTCACGATCAGGCTGTGAGTCATTGACTCCAAAACCCGCCCAACTAGAATGGCCCTGAAGGTGCTGTCTCACAGAAGTGAATTCAATAACGTTCGTTGCATGCCAAGCTAAAACGGCGTGTGGTGGCTGGACTTCCCAAGCCCTGCCGCCCGAAACCTTCTTCTCAAACCAAATTATATTGCCGGGGATAAACTCATATTCTTCCGGAGGGAACCATTGAAATAAGTTCTTGAATACTTCTGCGCTATGGCCCCCAAAGTTACTGTTAGACCATTTGCTCATTTGATTTTCAGACTTCATCGTGTGGGTTTCTTCGACGCCACTCTTCCACGCGACTGTCATAGGGTACTTTCTATTAAGGTGATCGTTGCCGTCACCACCAGACTCGCCCTCAGCACTGGGCGGCTGAATAATCTTGACCCTTAGACTGTCTGCGTTGTCTGCCTTTGAGTCAGGGTTAAGCGCCCTGACAAAATCAACATCAATTACCCAATACTTAATGTCGCCATCGCTCTCGTCGTGAATAGCAACAACGGTGAACAGGCCGTAATGCGCTTCGCCCTGTACAAACAGCTCAATCAAGTCGCCTTCGTTTACATTGGCAAAGCCATGAGGCGTACCATCGCTGTCTAGCTCGTTAAGCCATATAGACTTCGCGCTCTTGAACAAACCAATAGGCGAACCAGTTTGATTCATCCCGTCATACATGGTGATCTGTCCCCCGCTGGAAACAGCACCACTAAGATTAAACTTCCAAACGCCACGCTCTACGGAAGGAGCAATCGCATCAATCTCTTCTTCTAACTCAATAATGTCATTCTGAAGTTTCTCTAAGTCTTCCTTCGTAGCACAGTCTGCTTGTACTCCGGACGCAGGGTTGGGGATCTTTAAATACACTTCGGTATTAAGATCAACATCGCCCGTAGTCTGGTCTGGATCAACCGTAAGCTCTATGCTGTAGCCGGAGCCTTTAACCCTCTCTGTGTTAGTGATAAGAAAGGAGGCAACCTCTACGTCTTCTTCATAAAGATAGATCTTATCGCCAGCAGACCACGTAGTTTCAGTTACCTCAGAACCAAGATAATCAAGCTCGGAAAAGTTGATCTTCGCAACATCTTTGGGGTTTGTCTTTATGTAGTTGCCATCATCAACGGCCTGCCATACCCCGCGACCCCAGTACGCGTTCCGCACTTTCTGTTTAAAGAGCAGGAAGGGTTGCGCCTGTTTTTCTATATAGTGGTTTGTTACCTCAACAGGGCTAAAGTATTTATCAAACCAATCATCTTCACCCTCGTCTTCACCGATAGACCACGGGCCAGCATACTGGTCATCCGGTACTATCCTCTCAAGCTCATAAGCATTAAACCCCCAAGGACGAGGGTAGTCATCGCGATCTGCTACTTCCAGAACACTTTTGACGCGCCATACATCATCTGATCTTTGCGCGTAATGGTCAGTCTCATCAAGCCAACCATCAGCATCTTCATGGTAAAGCTCATGCGCGGAAGCAGACACTCTGATTATGTCGTTAGGGTAGAACTGCTTTGTCCAAGAAAGATCGTCGTAAACGTACTCACCATCTTCATTTACGCCTTCAACGTACCGAGATTGACTAACCATTAAATGCGTTATTTTGCTCGGATCGTAATACTTCCCAGTCCACCACACGCCGGGATAGCGAACTTCATCTTTCCACCCATCCTCATTATCTTCCTCTGAAATGTAAAAGGCGTTATCTGGGATTACAGCCTTGCCGTCATCATCAATCTCAAAAGAGCCTTTTAACTGAGGAATGAAATCCTTTCGCCTTCCGTCTGCCGCTGGCGCTCCAACAGACTTAACAACCCAACGATCATTTTCATCTTGGTACTGATACTTAACGCCGTTATCCAGCGTTACTGTGTCGCCATCTTTTGCGTCTTTAGGAAATGAATAGCTCATAATCAGCAGATTCCTGAGATTGTTATGTAGTAAGGCCCAGACCCATTAGCGAAGTTGCCTCCATTTAGGGCGGTATTGGAAGAGACATAGCAAAGAGCGTGGTCAGGATGAAAATCAATCCGGCTGATAGTGCCTGTTACCTTCATCTTCCATCCACCACCTGATACCTCCCAGATAGTGAAGGGTACGTTATCGCTATAGCGAACGTCTTCACGCGGCGTATTGGTTCCCCAAGCAATGCCATCTCTATCTGTAGTGGCAAGCTCTAGGTGCTGATTACCCGTGCTTTCCTTTACCCACCACTGGAAATATCCATTCGGCAAATTAACAATGCTGCACATGAACTTAAGACCGGGTGGCCTAGATGCAGAGATGCCACCATTGTCGGTGTTGCTACTAGACTTAGCATCTACATAAGCTTTAGTGGCCGCGTGATGTGACTCGACAGGCTCTTTTAAGTTGTAGACGCCAAGCACTCCACCTACGCTGTGTATCAGTGTCTTGTTTTTACCTTCTGAGGTTTGTTGCTTAACCTTCCAGTCAGTGTCATCAGGTAGCTGATTAGCGCCTGAGTTGCCTAGCTTTGATGAAAGTCCTTGGTCTACGTAGTCTTGACTAACACCCTCTTGATTCTGCGGATAAATGTAAACTTCCTCAGACTCATCTACCTCAAAATCATTGACCCCGGATAGGTACTCAACCGTCAAAGCATTGGAGTCGCCACTGATCGCTTTATAACGCGTGACGTCACCCGCATTCCTCGCACCCACGGCTTCAACAAACTCAATAATGTCGTCGGGGTTCGTCGGCTTAGTAGTCTGTCCGTTTGAATCAAATGGTGCGAAGCTGATATAGGTTACGTCTGCCGCATTAGGACTGTTGACATATAGCTCACCATTTCTAGTGGCTACGTTAATCTCAGTACCTTTGACTGTGTAACGTGAGACTGCGCCCTTGGTAATACTTAGCTCCTCAACCTTGGCGACAATCTTGGCTTGATCCTCTAAGCTCTTTTCTATCTGAGCAACGATGGCCTTTTGCGTATCCTCGCCCTGCGAAACCCTGCCCTCCAAAGTTGTAGGAGGCGCAACAGTAATCCAAGCATCTGAATCTTTGTGCCAGATAAACAACTGCATAACGTCTTGATTGTTATCAAACCACAGCATTCCATCGTCAGGATCATCAGGAGCCTGATCGCTTATCACTACACCGCCAGCTACATCCAGCGCTTGAATCTTGTCCCAAAGGAAGCGGTTGACTTTAAGCTGGTTGGTTAGCTCATCAAGCTCTCCGGGAGTAGGAGCAAAGCGGCCCTTAGAATCACGGAACATCAACTGTCCGTTAGTCTCTATGAGGTCAGTCGTTGCCGGAGTCCACTCCTGCTTCCCGTCTGTAGTCTCTCTATAGAGCAGCCACTTACCATTACGCAGGTTTGCGTTAGGTCGTCGGACATAACCTGATAGATCAACCGTACCGCCACCACCGCCACCGATGGACTTGTAGTGGACTTCATTCATTGTGCCGCCTTCACCAAGGGGCATCTCTACGGTGTAGCTTGTACCGTCCGTTAGGTAAAGAATGATTGAGCTATCAATGTCCTGCTCAATACGCGCAATGCCAACACCGTCTGACCCTTCTGTGCCGTTAGCGCCAGCTTCACCTTGTGGGCCTTTGTCGCCTTTTAAGCCACGATCACCCTTGGGGCCTTTGTCACCCTTAGCGCCGTCTTGACCGGGGCCACCGATCTCTCCGCGCTCACCCTTAGCACCCGCTGGGCCGATGATCTTCTTAACATTCCCGACTTGAGCTTTCTTAATCTCAGAGGTAACAAGGTTGAGGATTTCGTATAGGCTTAACTCACTCACTGAATGTGACTCCCTCTAGCATCTGAGCGTTCTGCCCCATCATCTGTTGAAGCTGTTGTTGTTCGGCTTGCTTGGCTTGCATCTGTTGTTCTGCCATTTGCATCTGTTGACGCTTCTCATCGTTGGCTAGCTGGTGAGCTTCTTCTTCTCTTAGGCTGGCCGCGATCTGCAGCTTCTCTGCAATAGAGACATCTATCTGCCCATCCTTGTCTTGATCGGCATACTTCAAGATCAATTCCTGTGGATAAAGATCAGCTTCAGCTTTGTACTTCTCGGCCCGTGCCATGCTCTCAGCGTGTTGACCCTGTATCGCTGCGATCTGCGCCTCTTGTAGCGCCATCTGTAGCTGCTGATTCTGCTGCTGCATCTGCTGCATTTCGGGGTTGGGCTGGCTTGCGGCTTCAAGGCTTGCCAGTAACTCGTCCTTACTGCTGACATTAAGGTGCTCAATCACCGCCTTCATCAGCGTTGCGTGTAACGGACTGTCTGGTGGTGTCACCTGTAGGACTTGAGTTAGCTGGGCAACCTCGTACTCTCTGGCAATCACGCCCAAACTGCTGACAACACAAAAGCTGAAGTCCTTGATTGGATAGGTCTCAGGGTCGTACTGCATGTAACGATAGGCTAACTTCTTAATCAGGGGCTTAAAGAAGTTCTCTTGGAAGTTGACCAGTGTTCGACGTTGACGCTTCATGACCGCGCCCATCGACATCGAGATACCGGCTGCTGTGGTGTCTGAGCTTGGCCCCTGTGCCATCTGAGCCCCATCAAGGGCTCCAGTAGCTTGCTGAACCATCATCTGCAAACCCGTAGACTGGTTGAAACTGATCTGATTCAATTGACCAAAGTTAAAGGGCATCAAGGCTTCGGCTGGATTACCGTTGGTCAGGATCATCTTGCCGGGTCTGACCTCAAACTTGCTGTCCCTTGGGATCTTGGCAGCGTCTACGGCCATCATGGGATGTGTCGTTAATGCCAGAGCGTCTACCCGCGCCCGCATTTCAGCATCGAGGGCCTTCTGACTCATGTAACCCTTCTCGCACACCCCACGACCCCAGAACCGTGAGGGGACAACATCCCATGAGAACGCCATAATCGGACGATCTTTCATCATGTAAGGATTGGCTAACGCTTTAAGGATTTCACCGTCTGCAATGACCACGATAGCCTCAATGAACTTGCTATCCTCAAGGTCTTCACCGTCTACACCCGCCTCAACCAAGAGATCACGGGGTACATGGCCGTAGTAACGCTTGATTCGCACCGTATCGTCGGGTTGCATCAGTAACTCGGCATCTTTAGCCAGCCCTAAGTTGGATTGACCACCACCAATGTCAACATTGCGGTAAACACCGGACTCAATCAGTAGCTCGATGGAGTGCTTGCTCACCATTTCGTCAATACAGACACCCATTGCGCTAGAAAGACAGGTAGCACTGGGCTCAATCAGGAAATTCTTGGGTAAGATGGGCTTCATCTTGACGATTGGGCGGGTTGTTTCCTCTACCCCGAACTCTGCCATGCCCGAGGCTTCCATTTCTGGCATCTCACGGGTAGCTGGCTTGTATTCAATGGTCTCATCAATGATGAGCTCGGCAATACCTGTCCCATAGACGGCGGCATTGATTAAAACCTCGCCGATAGCGGGTCGAACGTGGGCTCGTTCAATGTCTTTGTGCAGCAAATACTGCAATCCTGCGACATCTTTGGGATCTTCGTCGTCATCTTCCAGCATAAACAGCGTAGATTGGCTGAATGTCGCTGTCTCTATCTCAGCTACGTTAGATTCAACGGCTTGCTGTAGGGCTGGAGCGATTAACTTAGAGCGCTCACTGGCTCTAGTCTTGTCCTGCTCTGACCAGATCCCGCGCCATAGACGAAAATACTCATCATGCTGGTCGGCATAATTCGACTCATAATGGTTGCGCCATTTGTCCGTAGTAGAATCAATCCACCCGTACAGATCTTGTTCTACACCTAAAATATCATCGTCAGACATCAGTAACCTGCCACGGCATCAAGGCATTCAAACTCATCAGGAGCATCAATACCGGAGAAATAGGGAACCTGCGCCATCTGGTCGATATAACTTAGGCTGTCAATCAGGTCATCGTGTACTAAGGCCGAGGGGAAGTTCCCGGCCTCATCTTCAAAGCGTTCGTTCCATTCACCTTTCTTGAGGTGTACCAGTCCATTCTCAAAGCGTCCTGCAAGCGCCCATAGCACTCTGTCAGCCTTCTTCTGGTTACCGTGAGATAAGGGCTCTAACCGGAAGATTCTCGCTGTACGGCGCATCATGTCGTTCAGAGGAGAGAACACCGCTTGTTGTGCGATCCCTTTCTCAATTCCTGTAATGATGGGTCTATGTTTATCCACAGCCGCAAAAATGTGTCCACAGGTTTCATCCAGTGACCACTGACCGTGGATAATATCCTCGACGTACCAGTGACCCTCAGCATTGACATAGACCACAGAGATCGCGGAGTCATCGCGCTTCTTGGTTTTGCGCTGGCCTGTTTGTTTAAATCCCGCTAAGTCGATGCCGATATAGACATCGTAGTTACCGTGAGGTCGCTTCTCGTAGTAATCGAAATCCTCTACCTTAAAGTGGCCTTGAGTCTTGGCATCGAAACTTGCCATATACTCTTGCTGAAATGCATAGTTAGGTAGGGTGTTTCGGGCATGTTCTATTTCTTCGCGTTTAACGAGAGGATTGTCAAAGCTCGTGAAGTGGAATGATGTCCAGTTCTCAAACCCGTCAGCGCCTAAGTACATGTCGTAAAAGTGGTTGCGGCCTTCCGGTGTACCAATGGCAATCATGGTGCCTTGTTGGTCGGACAGTGCAGGACGTAGGATGTTCTCCCATACGTCAGGCTTCATAAAGGCGTACTCATCCAAGACTAAGTGCTTGAGCGATACACCACGCAGGGTATCGGGTCTGTCTGAGCCTTTAAGGTAGATCTTATTCCCTCCAGCTAACGTGAGCTCAAGGTTGTTAATGTTCTGGTGTTCGATGATGTCCCCGGCTATTTCCCAGAGTACGTCCCACATCACATCCCTAGCTTGTCCTTGGGTGGGCGCGACATAAAAGACCTTTCCTTTTTTATCGTTAAGGGCCGCAAGGATTAACGTACAGGCCGCAAGGTAGGACTTACCTGTACGACGACCAGCCGCGATAACCTTAAAACGTGACGTATCTCTCAGAACTTCTTTCTGCCAGTCCAGAGGATCAAT